GGACTTTGACGCCAGCAGTGTCGATAGCACTATTTGGCCACTCATCGGGTCTACGACCAGCATTTCTATTGTGCCGACCTCAGGAACCGTTAGCGCAACTAACCCTTCCTACGACATCACCAACACCGTTATCACGTCATACGGCAGCATTTCCGGTGGCACCTACGGTGACGCTGCAATGGTGACGGCAAACTTTAGCGGTGGCACCTTGTCACCTTCGACAACCCCGTAACATAAACAGGCATTAACAAGGAGGGCGCATGTTACCTTTTGTCATTGAAGTAACCATGGAAGGCGGAGAACCCGCCGAATATGAAATAACCCTGCCCGCACTAGTTGCGTGGGAGGACTTTCACACAGACATGAGTTTTAAAGAATGGCAGAGCAAACAGACATGGAAGGGTCTTGCCTATCTAGGGTTTGCAGCTATCAAAGTGACCGGTGCAACACTCAAACCGTTTAAAGAATGGGTTAACACCGTCACAGAGGTACGACTAGTCCCAAAAGACGACTAGACGGCAAACCCCGTGTCAACACGTATTGGGCACGGGAAGTAGCAGCCATGGCGATACGTACCGGTATTGCACCTAATGACCTGATGGACACGCCAACGCTAGTATTGCAAGAAATGCGTGCAATGCTACTGGAACACCAACAAGGTTAAATTATGGCTGACTTAAACATAGGCGTAGTCCGACACGTCAAATATGTGCAAGGACGCGGGCAGGGCATCGGGTTTGAAATTGAAGGTATAAACAAACTGCGCCGTGCGCTAGTCAAACTTGACGACCAAGCCCGTGACGACTTTAAACAAGCCGGGTTTGACGCAGCAAACATTGTTGTGAAAGAAGCGCAACGCCTTGTGCCTAAGCGGTCAGGCAAATTGCAGAAGTCGATTAGGGCAGGCAAAGTTGTGTCCGGGGCTAAAGTGTCTGCCGGTCGCAAAACCGTTCCTTATGCCGGTGCTATCCATTTCGGTTGGGCGCGTCGCAACATACGCCCTAACCCGTTCTTGTATGATGCAGCAGACAACCGGGTTAACGAAGTGATGGACACCTACATTGAACAGGTGTACAAAATTTGGAATAGGAACGTCTAATGCCGTCTAAAAAAGCGTCCATATCTATTAACTTGTTGGCGGACGCTACCAAGGCTAAAGCCGGGTTTGCGGAAGCAGAAAAGGCAGCAGGCGGGCTAGACAAGCAGTTTGGGAACATCGCTAAAACCGCTGTCAATGCGTTTGCTACGCGTGAGATAATCAACTTTGGTAAAGGTGCCGTAAACGCAGCTAGTGACCTTGCAGAGTCCGCTAACGCAGTGGCGGTCACGTTTGGTGAAGCAGGCGACCAAATCCTGAAACTAGGTGAGAACGCGTCAAAAGCGGTCGGGTTGTCAGCAAAAGACTTCAACGGGTTCGCAGTGCAGTTCGCCGGGTTCACCCGCCAGTTAACGACGGCAGACAAAGACATTGTTGACGTTACAGACGAACTGACGGTTCGTATAGCGGACTTTGCGTCTGTCATGAACCTTGACGTGCCAAACGCAGCAGCAAAGTTCCAAAGTGCGTTGGCGGGTTCCACGGAACCTATGCGGGCGTTCGGTATTGACGTGTCGGCAGCAGCCGTGCAGACCTACGCATTAGAGAACGGCATCACTGACAACGCTAAAGCGATGACGGAAGCGGAGAAGGTGCAAGCCCGCTACGGGCTTATCATGGAACAGACCGCACAGATGTCAGGCGACTTCGCTAACACGTCTGACGGTTTGGCGAACAGTCAACGTATTTTGGCTGCCGAACTTGAAAATGCGAAAGCCACTATTGGTGAAGCCATGGTGCCTGCGTTGCAAGGTCTAATGAGTGCCGTAACACCGCTTGTAGAAGGTTTTACGGCATTACCTAAAGGTCTACAGCAAACCATTGTTTTGGCGGGTGCGGGCAGTGTCGGTATGCGGACGTTCAGTAACACCGTGCAAGGTTTGGGGCTAAGCGCAAAAAATGCTACCCGAATGACAGGTTTATTGTCCGTTTCCATGAGTGGACTAATCGTAGCCATGGGTCACTTTGCAGAAAAACAAGCGGAAATCGAACGTGCAACACAATCTTTGAATGATGTGCTAGAAGAAAACGCCGGTTTCCTTACGGACGCAGCAGTTGCAACACTGAAATACAACAACCTTGGCACAGACCTTGACAAAGATTTACAAACCCTCGGGTTGACGTTTGAAGATTTAACAAACGCAGCCAAAGGGCAAAAAGACGCAATAGACAAAGTTGCGAACGCAACACGTTATTACAGGGAAATTAGTGACGGGTTTTTTAATATCCAAGCCAAAACCATCGCCGGAACGGAAGAACAGATAACTGCGTCAAAAAATGTCAAACGGGCGTTAGAGGGTTACACACAAGCGTTAGAGGACGCAGCGTATGAGGCAGACCGTTTAGCGTCCGCTGAAGGTGTCGCAGCAGAACACGCGTCGTCGTTGGAAGCAGAAATGCGCCGTTTGCAAAGAATTCTTGACGCACCTACGGTGCGCAACTTTACAGAAGATGTTGTTGAAGCGTCCACCGGCATGTCTGAACTACGCAAAGAAGCCTTTAGGACAGACACAGAATTTGACCGACTGTTTAATCGGTTGGACAATGAACAGGCGGTAGCGGACTTTATACGAGAAATTGAGGACGCTAACGAAGCGATGCGTGCAGCTGCGGAAGGTTCCGCAGAGTATGAACAAGCGGAACGTGACCGACTGTTTGCGTTACAAGACTTGATTGAGGCGCACAGTTTGCTTGACAGCGCGTTTGGCAAGGAACTTATACCGCTTATTGAAATGGGCGACGTTGACGCGTTAGAAGCCAAAATAAAGGAAATTTTAGGTTTAATTGGCACTATTGCGCCCAATATTCAAGCAGCGATTGACGCAGGCAGTTTCGGTATGGGCGTGTTGCAAGCCGGGACACAGGGCTACGTGCCGTTGCGACCAACACAGGCACAACAAGCAGCCATGTCAGGCACCATCATTGAAAACGTAAACATAAATATGCCTGCCGGGTCAGACGGGCGCGATGTCGCAGACAAACTTATTACGTACAGCAAACGTAACGGTGGCGTACCCGTTGCAAACCTGCCGGGGGTTAAATACTGATGGCAGTAACAACGACATGGAAATTTTATTTAAAGCAATACAGCAACAGCATAGAACTAACTGACCGCACACTAGGAGCGTCAATCAATCAAGACGTGCGCGTGGGTTCCGTTAGTCGTGGTACTGCCCTTATTGAAATCGACAACAACGACGGTGCGTTTACACCGTTAAACGGTGGCACATATTCTGACCTTGACGCATACAGTTATGCGCTAATAATTGACGCACGCGTAATGAACAACAGCGGGGGATTTATTCAACGTCAAGTGTTCGGAGGGCTTGTCTCTAATTTTGTGTTGCGTGACGACGGACGTAACAGCACCGTACAAATTGAAGCGGTAGACCCGTTGACAATGGCGGGACGCAGCAAAGTAGAGTTTTTGAACCTTGACCCGTTGCAATACATGTTCCGTACAAATCTTGGCATCACATATATTTTGAACGGTTACGTGGAACCGGTAACGGGGTCAACCATTTTTGAACCGGTGGACGCACCCCTATTAGGGGCATCGTTAAGCAGTTTCCCGGTAACCGGCGCAGACGTTCAGGAAATTGAACCTTTTATAGAGTTTTTTGGTTATGACGGTTACACCGTTGCCGACTTGTTGAACTCAGCATTGCTACCAATCAACCCGGCAGTTATGTTCTCAGAGAACTTACTTTTTGGTTATAGTTCCGGACGCGAAATTGTTTACTATTTCACAAACGTTTTTGACGGTTCCAAAGTGCCGAAGAATAGTTGGCGTAAAGACTTTGTGTTTGACCACAACCCGACAGGGACAGAACTACCGTTTTTTAATATCGACCGTGGCTACAACGTTGACGACATGGTAAACGGTGCGCAGATAACACGCGCAGACCCGACACAATACGGCGGAGCAGCTACCGAAACAAAAACGTATGAAAGCACCGAAAGTGTGCAACGTTTCGGACGGCGCAACATTGCATATTCAAAAGTTGCTATCCGTTGGGACGACACCACCGAAAACTTTGGAGTGTTAGAACCCGGAGCGCAACAGACCGCTGAACGTTGGGCAAATATGTATGACACGCCACGTTTCCTCACGAAATCGTTCCGTGTGTCTACTAAACAAGTTGAAGCAAAAGCAGATGACAGCGCATGGGTGCAATGGGCTAACTATCTTGACTCGCAGTACGGTTTGTGGAATACCGCCAAAATTGTTTATCAACCGACGGGCGGTAGTGAACGCACAGACAACATTGTTGTGGCGGGACGCACCATTAACATTTCACCGTCCGATTCAACTATCACGGTGCGTTGTCTGCCTATGCAGGACAACATGAATTTTATTTTAAATGACCCGCAGTTAGGTAAATTGGGTGGAACGTTAGACACGTACGATGACACGGACTACGTTTATGACGAGTTCTTTGGTTACGATGGACACCCGGTTGAAGGCAACCGACTTTATTAGGATAGGTAATTATGGCGACCAATTGGCCTAACAGCGTGCAGACGTTCACAAACCCTACAGCGTCGTCTGCGCTTAACTCCCCGTCCCACGCGGATCAGCACGCGACGGTTAATGACACGGTGGAAGCGTTACAAAACTACGCCGGGTTGGTGTTTGTTAAGTCGGTTACTATCGGTTCTGGCGTGTCGTCAGTTACTGTTACCGGCGCGTTTGATTCACGATTTGACAATTACCGCATTGTGATAGCAGACCCGGACGCGTCATCGGGTAGCGGGATTGCGGTGCAATTTGGGATAGGTACGTCGCTTGCCTCTTATTACGGTTATACGTGGGGATATGTTTATACAGGTTCAGCATTAACAAACGCTAGAAGCAACTCAACTAGCCCGTGGGTTGTCGGATATACGTCAACTAGTCGCAATTCTTTAATTAGTATTGACGTTGGTTCGCCATATTTGACTAGGTATACGCAAATATCGGTAAATAGTACGGGGTCGTCGTATCAGTTAGTTGGCGGTGGTTCTCACGCGTCTAGTACCAGTTATAGTCATTTCACGGTTTATATTGGTTCCGGCACGATGTCGGGTGGCACTATTCGGGTGTACGGATACAACAACGGGTGATAACAGATGGCTACATGGACACGACAAGAACTAGAAACCCTATACCCCGCCGGAACAGTCAACGTACAAGTAGACGACACCGTAACCCCGATGTCTGACGAAGAGTGGTCGGCGTGGATTGACGCACAGGTTGGTACCGAAAAAGTAGAGGAGTCGACACCATGACCGCACCGGGCGAGTTCACCGCCGGCGACGTACTACAAGCCTCAGACATGAACGCCCTACCGGCGGGTTTTGTGAGTTATACAAATGTGCCAGACGGTAGCGCAACTACTTCAGAATCTGATTTATGCTCTGACACGTTTACAACGGTTTCTGGTCGTCGTTATGCGGTGTTTGTTGGTTTAAGAACGTTTAACCCTTCGACAACTCTTTTTGTGACCGCACGAATTTATAAAGACGCTACCGAAATTTGTAGAACTATTACGGGTGTCACAACAACAAATGCAGGTCGTGCAGTTTTAAACCCTTATGCGTCGTTTGTTGGTGATGGAACATCACAAACTATTAAAGTAACAATTCAGACAAGCACAGGAACCTGCGAGACGCGTGACGCAGGCGAAATGCTGATTATTGACGTTGGAGAAAATTAATGCTAGTTATTTGCAACATTGACGGCGACAGTCCAGAAGAACTGACACAAACAATGACATCGCATCGTAACGCATTTCTAGCAGATAGCGACTGGACACAATCGCCTGACAGCCCGCTATCGGACACAGACAAAACAGCGTGGGCTACCTACCGTCAACAGTTGCGTGACTTCCCGGCAACATGGACACCCGCAGAAACCGCCGACTTTCCCGACCCGCCAACATGATTAGAGCAACTATCGCAATCATGTTCGGCATGTTGCTTATTGCTGTTGGTGTATGGGGTTTAACAGAATGACACGCAAATACACAGGGTTTGACGGTAACGCACCGGGCAAACGTGCAGGGACAGAACGCCTGATTGACCTAATCGAAGAATGGACTGACAACGCGTTATGGAATAACGGCAGTTGGGCAGGCTATAGAAGCAAACGTGGAAAGCCCGGTAACCCCTCCGTCCACAATACCGGCCGGGCGTTTGACTTGTCATGGCGTGACATGGGCAAACGTGGTTCCGGCAATTACGCAGACGCAGAAAAAGTAATGGAACTTTTGACGCACCCAACCTACGCCCAACAGTTAGGCATTGAAGCAGTGTTTGATTATTGGAACAAACACGGCAAACACGGGCGCGGTTGGAAATGTGACCGTGGCCAATGGCGTATCTACAAAGTAAAAGTGTTCGCAGGTGTTCCCGGCGATTGGATACATTGCGAGGTTAGTCCAACCGTTGCCGATGACCCCGCATATATCGAACGGGTATGGAAAGAAATCACCGGTGACAAACCTGCACCCAAAACACCGCCAAACCAACAACGCCCATACCCCGGACGTATGCTGCGTTTTGGTTCAAGCGGTGATGACGTTAAATGGATACAAACAAAGGTTGGTGCAACACCTGACGGTTTGTACGGACGCAAAACCCGTGCAGCAGTTAAAGCGTGGCAACGCCGGTACAAAGTGCGACCCTATGACGGCATTGTAGGGAAAATTACGTGGGCAGCCCTAAACCGTGTCAACTGACTTGATTGCAGCTGTGTAAACTTCGTGTTATGCCGACGTGGGTTACTGTTATTGTTGCGGTGCTTGCACCGTCCGGGGTGCTTGTCACGCTTATTGAACGCACCCGCAAAGAAAACAACCGTGACCACAATAAAAACAGCGAACTACTGAAACAGATTGACCACAAAGTTGACCGGGTATCTGACAGAATGGACGACCACATGGAATGGCACATTACCAAGGAGCCGAAATGACAATGGTTAAGTCTTGGGGCAAAGTGTTTACAAGCACAGTTTTAGCGTTGTTTCTTGTAGACGGCGCAGACGTGTTCACAGTCGGTTGGTCAGACCTACGCACCTATCTTGCAGCCGGATTAGCTGCGGTGCTGCCGTTGGCCATCACCTATCTTGACCCGACAGACAACCGTTGGGGCAAGCAAAAATAAACACCTGAAGGGGGCATAATGGGTTTACTAGATGACTTGCACTCACCAAAACTGGTGTGTGCGTTTCACCAAATGTTGGAACGGTTGCCAGACGACGAACGGCAAGCCGTGTTGGATTATGTCGAACAGATACGTGCCAGAACAAACAGACACGACGGTTACAGTCCGTCCGTCGCGAAGTTGTATAACGTGCTGAAAAATAACGGTCAAAAAGTCGGCAAAAACCAAATTTCTGCCTACGTCAACAAAACCTGCAGTTGCAGTATTACGTCATGACGATAAAAGACGGGCTGTCTACCACCGGGCAAAACGACTCGGACAACCTTGTTAAAGGGTTACGGCACGCGTTAAAGGAAGCAGACAAACGTGCGGAACGTTTAGAACGTGAACTAGGCGTATTGTCAAAGGTTGGTCAACGGTCTGCACCACCTAACTGGTTGAAGTCCCCGCCGAAACGCACAAAACAACACCACGCTACACCATGGCTAATTCTGTCTGACCTGCACCTTGACGAAGTAGTACGACCCGAAGAAATCAGTCACGTTAACGCATACAACCGGGACATAGCCCGTGAACGGTTAGAACGCACCGCACAACGGTTTGTGAAAGTTACACGGGACTATTGGACAGGTTTGACGTATGACGGTGCGGTAGTGGCGTTAGGCGGTGACATATTCTCAGGCGATATCCATGAAGAACTGTCAGAAACTAACGAGGACACAATGTTGGGGTCGCTTGACTATTGGATAGACCATTTAGGTGCAGCTATCGCAATGGTGGCGGACGAATTTGGACACGTACACGTCCCGGTTGTTGTCGGCAACCACGGAAGGACAACACGTAAACCGCGTGCCAAACTTCGTGCGCGTGACAACTTCGACTGGTTTTTAGGCAGGGCGTTACAACGCATGTTCCGTGACAATCCACGGGTGACGTTTGACGTATCAGACAACGCAGACTGCCCGATACCGTCCTATGACCGTACGGTGATGTTGACGCACGGTGACCAAGCCCGTGGTGGCGGTGGCATTGGCGGTATTTGGCCACCGATTATGCGGTTGGACGCTAGGAAGCGTGCAAGGTACGACGCAGTTGACCAAGGCTATGACTTGCTTGTGATGGGGCATTGGCACCAACTTGTTTACGGCAAAAACTTTATTGTGAACGGGTCAATGAAGGGGTATGACGAGTACGCGCACATGAACAGTTTCGAGTTTGAACCACCGCAACAAGCTGCGTGGTTGATGACCCCGGAGCATGGCAAAACGTGGACTGCGCCTATCTTGTCTGCTGACCGTAAATCTGAAGGTTGGTAGTTGACTTAGTGTTTGCACATGTGTAGATTTACACACATGGACAACACAGAAACATTTCACCGCAACTCTGAAATTGAAAAGCCCAAGAAAATTGTGCGCGTCCGGTGCGACCGCTGCGGAGGTTCCGGTTTTTACCACACTCACGGCGTGTGTTGGCGGTGCAATGGCACAAAAGTTGACCCCAATGTACGCGAATGGGCATACCCGGCGCATTGGACACACGAGCAATGCGTACGTTGGAACCATGCCCGTTTGGAGCGTAACCGTAAGGCACGTGAGGCACGCAACGTTAAACAGCAAACTGAAACAGTCCAAATTGTTGCGCCGGCACTTAGTGAGTCAGAATTACGGCAACAGACGTTTGCGGAGAACGTAGCGCGTTGCCCTAAATTGCAAGACGTGCGTGACGCTATGCGGGTGCATGGTGTCGGGTCTGCTCCCGAATTTTTGTGGAGTGTTTGTGATCAAGCGTGTTACGTCAGGCTTACCGACAAGCAGATTGACGCGTTTAACAGTTCGTGCAATCTTTATCTAATTAACTACGGCGACTGACAAAGGGAGACATGATGAACCGTTACGAAGCAAACCGCATTGCCAAACGACTTTTTATGTTATACGGGTGGCAAGCGGACGTTGACTGGCAAGAAACGTGCGGTATGCACGACATTGACGAAGCAGACGAGGAATTAGTGCATGACTATTTCGTCCGTTGTGCTGACCGTGTTAGCGACTGGTTGCGGTTGTGATGCGTCTACGGGTTGCAGGGTTGTGTGTGTTCACAGCCCTAGCAGCCGTCGTGGCGTTCAAATGTGCTGACTGGTCTATTTATGGCACAGACCAGTTTCGGACGGTTACAACAACGTCTAGCACCACCACAACACAACCGGTGATAACAGTCAGACCGTTACCGCCAGAACCAGCACCCGCAACTGTCACAACAAAAGTGCGCAAGGTGACGACTACAACAACACCGGCAGGGTTGTTGTGTCCTGAATTGTGGTCAACGTTGCAGGCGTTTTGGCCAGAAGAATTAGTGTGGCAAGCAGACTACGTGGTATGGGCGGAAACACGTTGCCAGAATTTGCACCGGTCAGACGTTGGACGTATCGGTTACGGTGACCATGGCTACTTTCAGATCAACGCTATAAACCTCGGGTATCTTGCCAGTTGGGGCATTACAGCAGACGACTTAATGAACCCGGCACAGAACGTGGTAGCTGCACGGATTCTTTACCAATGGGCTGACAAGCAGTATGGTTGCGGGTGGCAGCCGTGGTACTCGTCCGTTAACCCATGGCAACTATGCAATGGGTAAAGACTTAAACGACTACGAATGTGGAACACGCACAAAATACTTTTACGGTTGCCGGTGCGACCTATGCCGGGCAGCTAACGCGGCAGGGCAACGCAAATGGGCGCAAAAAGGCGTTGAATCAGAATTTGTGTCCGTTCACACAGAGTGGCAACGGGCAACCGATTTACGATGGACAATAGACGCGGCGTGTTACGGAAAACCTTTGCGATGGTGGTTCGCCGGTGACGGTCGTAACGCACAGTCAAAAACCACACGGCGTGCGCTAGAAATCTGCGAATGTTGCACCGTTCAGACAGAATGTTTGGACTATGCACTTTCGTTCCCTTATCCGTGGATAGGGGTGTTTGGCGGTATGACACCGCAACAACGGCATAAAGAAGCCACAAGGAGGGCAAATGACAATGAGTAGAGAAACGTCACCTGACATGAAGGGTCAAGTGATGTACCGAAACGACAAACTGTTAGCACAAATGTTGGACTGGCAAACCAAACTTGCGTTGTCAGACAAAGACATTGACGAACACCTAGACGACCTGCAAATACAAGGTGACGCAACCGCAGCTGACCTATATCGGGAAGTTATGTGGGGTTTGTGGTGCGTCATCAGGTCTAGCGAACAGTTATCAAAAACAATGCATACCCGTTTGGACTTGTTCTGATGGCGTTCGACCTTTCCGGCTATGTCACCGTCAATGAACGGTTGAAGCACGCCATACAGAAATGGCCAGATTTACGGGTGCAGGAATCTGAACCGGTGCTAGTGCAAACAGACGGTCAAACGTTTATTCAGGTAACAACGACTGTGTGGAGAACTTCGGACGACCCGTTGCCTTGCGTAGCGTCGTGTTGGGAACCGTACCCCGGCACAACCCCGTACACGCGTGGTAGCGAACAGCAGAACGCAAGCACAAGCAGTTTGGGCAGATGTCTAGGACTTATGGGTATCGCTATAGAAGCCGGTATGGCTAGCAAAGATGAGGTGGTTTTAGCGCGTGAACGGACACGGGAAACACCCAACGTGGAACGTGACAGCACGCCACGCGGTAAGCAGCCTGCCAGTAAAGCCCAAATGGGCTATCTGAAACGGTTAATGGAGAAACAAGGCGTGCAGTTAACGCCGGAAGAATTGGAAGTGTTGCAGGCAGACAAGTTTGCGTGCAGTCGAAAAATAGAGGAGTTGTCAGAAAATGGGGTATGAGATGTCGTTGCAGGACAGGTTGCGTGCAGTAGGTAAAGACCGTGACGTGACAGCATTATTGCATTTGGCTGCGGAACGTTTAGACACGTTAGAAGCACAGGTAATTGAGTTACGCAACGCAGCCATTGTGTTGGACGCTATACGGCGGGACTTGAAACAATGAAATTTGCGTACGCTGACCCGCCATACCACGGGTGCGGGAAACTTTATGACCACTTGCATGATGAGGCGCGCAAATGGGACGACAAACAAGCGCACCTAGATTTAGTGGACAAACTGATGGACGAATACAGTGACGGTTGGGCGTTGTCATGCAACCCACGCGATTTGCGATGGATACTTCCTGCGTGTCCAGAAACTATCCGGGTTTGTTCATGGGTCAAGACTTACCACCAAGTCAGACCGTTGGTAAGTGTGCAATATGCGTGGGAACCAGTAGTGCTATACGGCGGACGCAAAATAAAAAACCGCAAACCGTGGGTTCGAGACTGGACAACGGGCGCAGTCACTAAACAGACCGGTACACCCGGAGCAAAACCGGACTATTTCAACGCATGGGTATTGCTGATGCTCGGATATCAAGACGGCGACACATTAGATGATTTGTTTCCGGGTTCGGGCGGAATGGAACGCGCACTACAACAGGGGGTGTTGTTGTGATTCACCGTCTGAAGCGTTGTATACGGTGCGGTAAAAAACAGCACCTATACGGTGACGCACAGTTGTATTGCTACAAGTGCCATTGCATAAAAAAAGAAGAAGATAGACGTGAAGATAAGTGAGGCAGCGTTTACCCGGCAAGTAGTCGAACTGTTGACCGCTTGCGGTTGGCGTGTCTACCACCCGTTACCTGCACAACACCGAAACGGACGTTGGGCAACCGCCACGCAAGGTCACACAGGTTGGCCAGATATCGCAGCTGCACACAAACAGCACGGATTCATTGTGGCTGAACTTAAAACCGCTACAGGGCGGGTATCCGATAACCAAAAAGCATGGTTGCACACGTTAGTGAGTGCAGGCGTGGAAGCGTACGTGTGGCGACCCGCAGACATTGACGTGATACGTGACCGTGCGCAAGGAATACACACAAACTGACCGTTGCTGTGGATATGTGGAAAACGTAAAACCGCAGGTCAGACACCATATTTGACACCCCTTGACACCGCTACTAGACTCACCCACACACTTACACCGGGGAGCGACGACGGCGAGGGACGAAGCCTAGGAGGAGCGCACCCGTGCTTACAAGCGAAGCCAAACAAACATTCTTGCGAATCGCAAAAGCAATGCGACCCGCAACACCACCATGGAACGCAGATGACAGCGTGTTAGACGAATGGGTAAACGCAGCCATTGCACGCAACCTGCAACCCGGCGACATACGCCAACTGTTCGACAAATGGAACAACGACGGCAACACCCGTTGGCCATCGCTATACCAATTCAGAGAACTAGCCAGACGGCGACCCAACAAACAAACCGTTGACACCACAACGTCATGCCCTAGTTGCCACGGTTCAGGTTGGGCATATCAACATGACAACGACGGCACAGAACTAACCGTAGAGCGTCACGGTCATGCCTATTCGTATGTGTCACCGTGCAACTGTTCAGCAGGCACACAAGCACAACAAACAGACTTATACAAAGAACTAGCCAATGCCCAATGACGTAGATATCGCATGGCAGAAATACCAACAACAACACGCCATACAAAACGCCACAGCACTACGACTACTGTTAAAAGCACACGGAAAACACGTACCAACAACACAACACCCAACCCAACGCCCAAGCGACGCAACCCTACTTAACTGGCTAGACGGACACCAACGACGCAATGCAAAACAATAACTACAAACCACGCAAACCCGTCTACGGCGGACAATGGCCAACCGTCCGCAAACAAATATTGGCCAGAGACAACAACACCTGCCAAATATCGCTACCCGGTTGCACAGTCACCGCAAACACAGTTGACCACATACAACCCGTGTCCCTAGGGGGCGCATGGTACGACCCGTCAAACCTTCGTGCAGCCTGCAAACATTGCAACGGCGAACTAGCCAAAATTGCACAAAAGGTAACACGAAACGTAATGAAATCAACAGGAACAACAACCGTGATAGCGTCACGTGAATGGTGACCCGGATTTTTTTTGAAACGGCATACCGCTTGAC